CTCGTATTGGGACGAGTCTCGTGGATTTTACAACCCACGACCCTCAGAATTTTGGGCCTAGTAACCTATTGAAAATGAAAATAAAAAAATATAAATATTTTTGTATGTCCATTTTTCAATGGCTTACAAACCGGGTAAAACCCGGAAGTAAGCTGTCTTCACATCTGGAAAATATCTTGCTGAAGTTCTTCGTAGTCTGAACGACACGAGGAACCAGTGAAGCAATCCGATTCTGTAAAGAGCGGAGAGCGACTCTGTATAGGGTTTTATCCCTATATTCAGTAGATGACTTCTCTCAAGCTAGAGTAGTATTACCACGCGAACTTAGATTTCTAGCTCACTGCGGAGAGTTAACTGTACCTTTAATAAAGCTACTGCTCTCTATCCTCAGTGTTTCTAGAGCCCTAAGGACCAAACCTTCTCCTAGCTTTAAAACTATAACGGGCCCTTCAGAATTGAAGGAGTACCCTTTTAGTCATAAAGACTTTGTAGAATTTTGGTCTTCACTTGGTTATACTACGAAGCTAAAACCTGGGAGTGGTCTAGATTTTCGGAATTATCATAAAAGTAGTAAATCTGGACCAAATGGCCCAGCTCTATGAACTTCCTTTAACGATCTTCTTTCTCTTAATACGGATATCCTTTCGGATATCTATGTTATGGGAGGGAAAAAGTTAAAAGGATACATAGAGTTACTTTTAAAATACTCTGAATTTCTAAATCACTACTTCCAAGCCCAATCTGGGTTAATCAGGAAACTGATTTACTTCTCAGATCGGGAAGGGAAGACTAGAGAGGTAGCAATTTTTGATTACTTCTCTCAGACTTCTTTAATTCCTTTACATAAATATTTATTTAAGGTTTTAAAGAAGATTCCCCAGGATTTTACTTTTGATCAGACAGGATTTGAACGCTCCTTAAAAGGCGCGGAAATTTATTACAGTATAGACCTCACGGCCTTCACTGATAGATTTCCCATTCGTCTTAATAAGGATTTAATCGAAGTTAGGATAGGACCTGAAAGGGCCAATGCCTGATATCGATTAATGACCCAGGAATTTCACACAAAAGATGGAGATGTTATCTCTTACTCTGTGGGGAACCCAAT